CTAATATCACCTTTAATTACATTTACTCCATTAATTTTTTCAACTGAAATAATACTTGCAAATTGATTTGCTGGTGAATCTACAAGAGAAAGTTCAACAAGATCATAGTCTTTAATAACTCTGATTGTTTTATCTAATTCTTCATTATATGCATCATCCCACTTATTCATTCTGCCCCCGATAGAAAAACCTGTATATGTTCCGTCAAGAACTTTTTCCCATGCATTTTGTGCACCTTTTGAGATATATGTAGAAACATAAATTCCTTTATAAAATTTCTTTGTTTCTGGATCAAAATATTTTTCTTCTTTAAAATTAATCATTTTTCCAACTGCTGAAGGTTGATGCATTTCACGAATATTTCCACGGAACTTTGCAAAAGCACTCATTGATGCTTCTGTTGTTACAATATCATCTTGTTTGTCGACATTATCAAGTGATGCAAAGCCAGATACAATTCTTTTTTCAATATCTACTTTTCCAAAGGGCATTGATAGACGAACATTGTCGCCACTAGTGGTCCAAAAAGCCTTATTTATGTTCATAACGTATTCCATTATACCAAATGTTTTTGCATATTTCTCAACTATTGAGATGCTCTTCCCTCACCCTGTGGATTTCTTCCAGTTACTGTTGCTGGTCCATCAGATTGAGTATTTGTTCTTTGTGAATCCCTTTGTCTATTTTGTGCAAGATTTGCTGTTGCATCAGTTGCCTGTCTTGGTGACATAACAAATGGAGTATCTCCATCTTTACGTTGAGGAAGATCAATTGCTTCACGAGCCTCATTTGGCGTCATCACTTGAGTCTTCACATATCTTTCAATAATTTGAGATTGGGCAATTTCATCAGTAAGAGTAAACTCATTAAACTTAAGTTCAAGAATGTCTGTTTTTTCTTTAATAATTTTACTTACAACTTTTTCAAGATGATGTTGGGCTGGTCTAGCAACTTGTTCTTTAAATGTGCGATCTTGAGATAGTGCTGCTGCAAGTCCAGATTCTGATCCACCAAGTTTAGAAATAGGAACTTGATGAGCAATTAAAATATCGTCACGGTTCTGTTTGCGATATTCTTTAAATGATCCATCTTGGATTCCATTTTCAATTGGCTCCATCTTAAACTCAACTTTATTTTGATCTGTATCTCCAGGAAGAGGTATGTAAAGTGTTCTATGAGATTGAGATTTTAATCCTGTCTGTAAAAATCTAAACATTTTATCTTCTGCATCTGAAGAAAGTTTTGCTCCCTTTAATGTAATAATATATCTTGGGACCGCTTTGTTTTCAAAATAATCAATATTATATTGTGAGGCCAACTGGTCTCCAACAAGAGACGGTAGCGCAGAAACAATATCTGGAATTCCATAGTATGTATTTAGTGGGGAGTATGACTTTAGGTGAATAATTTCATTTGGTCTATTATCTGCTGAAACTGGATTTGGATTATTTGCTCCAAAATTTCTAAAATAAACTACAACTTGACCAATAATTTGAAGATACCCATCATTTAGCCTTCTAACACGGACGGTTGTTGAAGGAATATGTCCTACGTAACCAATTTCTCCATTAATGGTTCTTCCTACTTCAATAAAACCATTTCCTGTTGATTCAAGATCTGTGTAAACTTTTTCCATAATCTTTGTAAAACTGTCATCATCATTAAGACTTTCTAGCCAATCACGTAACTCAATCTTTGCTCTTTCAATTCTTTTTTTTGCTCTATCTGTTGCTGATTGATCTTCAGATGTTTCTAGTCTTAAGGCAGTTCTATCTGCAATATCAAACTTATAACCAAGTCCAACAATGTTTTCTACCTTTGCATCAATGGCAGCATGATTTGCAAAAGATGTATCATAAAAATTTGCTAACTCATATAGGTTATACGGTGGTGTGATAACATCAAACAGACCATAACCATTTCTATAAACTACTCCAGGATTTAAAGCCTTTGAAGAAGCATCCTCTATACCAGACGGATCTGCGTTTGCTGAATCAAGATATTCTTGTGTTGGAATAACAGATTTATTAACCTGTCTTGCAATCCTTCTTTTAAAATTTTGATTTAATCCTGAATAATCTTTTAAATATTCCCAAGATTTATTAAATGGATCTTGCTCTTGAAATATACTATCTTCCTTAGACTGAGTATTTAAACTTGCTGGAATATAAGTAAACTCTTCTTCATCATTCATCAAAAGCACCCTTTCCATATGTATTTAAAGTTTGTTGTGCTGCATCCCATGCTCCAAGATCGTTCATTGATGGAATTAATCCTTGCATCATTCTATCTTTTTGTTCTGAGTATTCTTCTTCTGACACCCTTGTTAATCCTGGAATAAAATGAACAGTACCCTGACCATCATCGCCAAAAGAAGTTGCAGCCTTTTTTAGTTCTGCTATTTTTGATATATCACCCTTATTAGAGGGTATATTTAAAACTGAGCCGTTTCCATCTGTATACCACTTACCATTTGATTTTTTGTATACATAAAGTCCCCAATCGTAATGCTTATCAATGACCTGACGGCGTACATTATTTACAATTGGCTTACCAGTTTTTGGGTTTATTAAAGAATCCATAACCACAAGTATACCAGATTAGACTGGTGACCCTACAGACATTGACCATGTTGTATCTTTGTATATTTTTAATTTTTCAGCATCAAATATAATACCCTCTTGATCATCTATTATTATCTTATTTGTTCCCATATAATTTGAGTATGCTTCTTGTGCATTTACCCCATATAGAGATGATGCAGAAATAACCAAAACCCCATCCCAGGTATAATTATTTTTCCAAAAAGACCACTGTCTTTGTGTAATTCCTTCTTGTTTAACCTTTTGCCATGGCCTTGTTATTTTACTTTGAACTTGTTGTAGATTGTTTGCTTGATAGTATGAGATGTTATTAAACAGCGCTGGACTGTTTAGGTCAATAGATCCTCTAAATAGGTCAAAGTTTAGTTCTGACCCAAAGTTTATACCTAAGACAACCCACTCTTTAATTGTTATTACAGGTTCTCTTGATAGTGTTCCGTTAATAAAGTAAGAGAGTCCTTGAAAATCTGCTCCAGTGCTTTTCTTTTTTGCATAAATCTTTGCTCTTTTACCAGTTGTGTCATTTGAAACAATGTAAAAAATAATAGTGTCTGCTTTGTATTTTAATTCAAATAGTGGTATTGGGATTGATGGGAAAGACTGTTGGTCATATCTTATCCAAGACTGCATTGCACTTATCCTATAATTTTCTGCAAGCGACTGATTGATTGGCATAGATATTCCACGATCAAAATTAGAATCAAAATCTCCACGGACTTGTATTCCAGATGTTTTATTTATGTATAGATATGGTGTGCTTCCTTTATAAATACTAAATGGATTTTTTGATTTATAGTCATAGTAAATTCCAGATCTTTTATATGGAAAAATATCTGTTCCAAACTTAGTTCCTATTGGATTAAATGAGTTGTCATTGAGTGCTTGTGATGCAATTTCTAACTTTCTTAATAAAATTGGTTTAGTCAATATTCCACGAATATTAAACTCTAAATGATAAACAATTGCAACATCGTTAAAGTCAACATCTTTTCTTGGATAGATAATGGTGTTGTCAACAACCTCAAACTTAGTAGTTGCCCATGAAGAGTACTCAGAAACATCAACAACTCCATTTTCTTTTGCGGTTACTGTGTTAGTAAAATTATTTTGCAATAAGTTTGCTCCATCTAAAATATATTGGAAAGTAACATAACTTTTAATTGATGCATTTTCTGTATTGTATTCATAATACTTTAATGCTTTTTGTTTAACATCTTCATAGTTTTTCCAACCAGTTAAAAGTGTGTTATCTAATTGGCTATATGTTTTTTGAACTGGGTAAGCGTAGTCATTTTTTAATTCTCCGTAAGTCCAAGATCCTGTAGATTCTGATTCTAGCATTATAGAGTTTGTTGGATATCCAAGATTAAACTGTAAAAAGTCTAAATCATAAAATGAATTTCCTATATCATTTTGTACATATTTGGCAAAATAAGATAAAGGTAGGTAATCTTCCCAATATCCAGAAACACCTATATCTAAAAATAATTTGTCATATGAATATATTGGTAATAAAGTATAACTTGCTGTGTGTTGTAAAAGTTCTGTACCAGAGGCTATGTCTGCAATTCCGTTTTCATTAAAATGTTCTTGTATATCTATTAAATTTAAAGATGTTGAGAACCCAACAGAATAGATATAACCTTTGAAGGTTTTACTTCCAGCGTTATCTCCTGCAACATACAAACTTAATGAATTTTGATTTCCAAAGAATGTTGCTACATTTCCGCCAAAGGTATTAACAAGTCTTTGAATATTAAATCCTGCAGAAAAAACTTCTCCCAGACTAACATCTTGAACCCTATATATTTCTTCTGTTACTCCAGAATACGTTAACGAATATACAATATCTAAACCATCAACATTGACAGTAAAGGTGTTTTCATTTGTTGTGCTATAAACTTTAAATAAAACTTCCTCATCTTGATCTGTTCCACTGCCTTCTTCGTTTATTTGAAAAACTCCATAAATAGATGCAACCTGAGAATTTAAAATATTAAAATTAGAAAAGTTTATATATGCTCCTTGACTATCCCAGGAGTTGTCTGGATTTAGACATATGAATCTTTCTTGTGTTCCAAGATCTCCGCTTGTTATATTGTCATATAGATCGCTAGAGTCATCGTATAAATCTTGAATTGTTTTTGTACCTGTAAAAATTGTTGGAAGAGAGTACTGGGGGGTAGTCAATGATTTTGCGGTTGTGGTTAAATTATCAAAACTTCCTTGTTGCCATTCAGCAAAATCTGGGTAGTTATAGTTTGCAGTATAGTTAGCAAAAGAATAGTCAATAACGGCAGATGTTCCACTATAGGCTGCATCAATATCTTCTGATGATCCAACTCCTTGTCCATAGACATATCGTCTTTTTGCAACAATGTCTGGAACCTGATATGAATAAATTGCAACACAATCAATATCTATTGTGTTTACATTTTCATAACAATAAAATCCTATCCAGTCTTCATCACTTAATTGTGGAAGTTGAATTTGACTTGTTAAAAATTCTAAAGATATTACCTGTTCTCCATTTATTAAAACTGTTGCATTATTTTCAATAACCCTTAAATGAATTATCATTGGCCTAAACCACTCACCAACAAAATGTGAACTAAAGTTTCCGTCAATTAAAAGAGTTAAGAATCCGCCTTCAACATATAAACCATTATTATTTCCTATTGGTCCAAATATTTTTTTTGGTTCAAAAGTGTCTGAGTTTATTCTTGCCCAAAACTCAACAGTGTAGTCGTTATATCTTCCATTTTCATGCAAAAATCCTTTTCCTGGAAAAATTATTGAAGGATTATTATTAATGTTTGGTGTTAATTTTGTAACATTTGATGCGCCAAAAACTAATGGTATTCCAGTGTTTTTTGCAATAAGGGCCTTGTCTTTTACAAGATAGTATGCAGTATCAGAAGAAATACCGTAGGCTGATGCTTCTACAACTTTGCTTGTAGTATTTAAATCAATATTGTTGGGAAAGTTTATAGGAGATACACCAAGTGAGGTTGAATTAAATTCTTCAGACCATTGACCAACTGATATTCCATTAAAATAAAAATTATAATCATCTTCAGATACTCCGCCAGTATTTGTAACAATTTTTAATAATATTCTAAATTGTGTATTTTCGTTTGGTATATCAAATGTTCCAGAAATAAATCCCCAAGACTGATACATTGTTGTTGGAAAATCATTGAATACTCTAATTGTTTCGGATGTTGTTGTATCTATATACTCAAAACCAATTGACACTGATTGCAAATATAGACTGTCTGAATAAAAGTATGTACCTACACAAAAAGTTTCAAGACTTTGATCAAGATCAAGGAAGTTTGAAAGATAAGGACTCCAGGCTATTACTTCATGACCATCTTGGACTGGGACACTTGAGTAT